ATCGCTAAACAATACGACCGAAAGGAAATCAATACGTTCTTTTTTCAGGTAGCGATTCATTTTGGTTACCTGATTGAAAAAATGTCTGAATTGATATTCCTGCAACGCTATGCCTCTGAGATTGACAACGGATTGATCAACAAAGACCAGATAAAGGCAAACATTCCGACCGTTGTAATCCCGACCGACTATGACATCATTACCACCGAGGTGCTATCAGCTAACCTATCTGAGTCAATCAAATCAGGCTTTGACCCGATTATCACAAACGGATTGACAAGGCAATACACCGAGAAAGTATTTGGTGAAAATAGCTATCAATTGAAGTTGCTAAAAGCCAAGACAATCATTGACCCTCTGCCCTACATGACGAGTGAGGAGAAGTTAGTCCTGAAAGATTCAATGGGTTGTAGTGAGTTGGATTACGTAACATCAGCCTACCTTCCGGCCTTTGTGAATCAGTTGTTAGAGGCTGATATGATGTGGTTGGACAAGGATCGTAAGATTCAACGTGAAGATGTGCGTAAACTCGCACAAGACAAACTTGCTGAAATCAAGGCAAGCATCATTCCGATTATGCCAATTGGTGGGTAATGATTTCAGACAAACAACTTGAGATAATCCGCAGGATTCAGACTCTTCAGGCTGAACTGGAGAACGGCATGAATTCCCGATTACCGGAAATCTTCAAAGGTTTGTCCGACCAGGTTATTGAACTAACCAACGATCTGCCACTTGACCCAAAGAAACGGGCCGCAAATATCAGGGCCATCATCGGCCTGAAAACACAATTGACCAATGTCATTGTCACCAATCCTGAATATGTCAGAGAGGTTGGTCGGGTTCTGGATGGATTCAAGGATTTGAAGAAGCTGTCTGACCTTTACTTTTCGGAACTGATTGACGGGTTTAATGCGAAAGAGGTGTTGTATCAGGAAATCCTCAAAGCCAATGTTGAAATCACAAAGGATATGCTTTTGGGGTCTGGCATCAGGAATAACTTTGCGAATGCCATACAAGAGACCTTGTTAGCCAATGCAAGCGGAACGACCAATAAAACCCTATTGCAAAAAACAATGAGGCAGTTTATTGAAGGAACTGAAACAGAGAAGGCGTATCTGAATAGATATGTTTCACAAACGACCAACGACAGTATCATGGCCTTTTCACGGCAATACAACCAGACAATTGCAGAGGACTTAAATTTGCAGTACGGGTATTATAGTGGTACGCTCATCGGGGATTCACGTTCTTTTTGCAAGGCCCGTGCAGGTCGTTACTTCAAGAAATCGGAAGTGGAAAACTGGGCCAATCTTGGAAATTGGGATGGACGTTCGAAAGGCACTACAAAATCCACAATCTTCTCATTATTAGGGGGTTACAACTGCCGCCACGACTATTTTCCGATTACTAAAACTCAATATCGGGTAGCTGAACAAAGAGGGCTAACCGGATTGAAGTAATTCACCTATTTTTACAAAAAAATTAAGCCATGAACATTTGCCTTCAAGACTTCATCGGATTACGGGGTTGCTCGACTGTTGAACCAGAATCAGGGGTGTACATCAATCAGTATCCGGGAATGAGTACGGAACTACTTGACAAGGTTGCATCGTCTGATCAAGTGACCTTTGCCCAAGTCTGGAATGATGTTCAACAGACGGCTTATCTGCAACTGAAGACGGGTGTTCAAAAGGCATTGAAGGACTTTGCGTCTGCCCGATTGGATCAGGTTCTATTCCAGACTTCCAAGTTGTTTGTTCAACAATGGCAACAAATCAATCCGGTTCCGGCAGAAGCGATTTACAAAGGTGTATTCACATCAATTGCCGGATCGAAGTATGCCGCCTTGAGAGTGAAGAAAGCATACATCTACAATTCCGGCAATGTGGCCGTTGATAATGTGGTGATCAAGTTCTTTCAATGTCAAGACGGAACGGTGCTTTATCAAAAGACGGTGACGGTTCAACCAGGGGCGAACTTCATCACTATAAACCAAACCTTCAATCTGGTCTTCGACAAAATCAACATTGCCATGCTAGTTGATTGCACAAACCTCCCAACCTTGACGGGTCAATTCATTGATAATGGTTCTTGGAACTGGCAGGGGATGGATGCCCAATGTGCATCTCGTTACTATTCATGGTTGAATACTTCCGGTTTCAATATCTTCCCGGTCACGGCCCCATTGAACTACGGTTTAGGGCAAGACTGGAATAACGACTGGAGTCAGTCAGCCATCTACTGGGATGCTGAACTGCTCTGCTCTCTGGATGCCTTTATCTGCGGTCAGCGTGAGTTCTTGACTGAAGCATGGGGCAATCTATTATCGGCCTCAATCCTCCGGTTTAAACTGGGATCACAAAGGGTGAACTATTTCACCCAATCGAATCGGGAATTGACTGAACGGGCTTATGTGTCCTTTGAGGACGGTTATAAAGAAGCCCTTAACAATTGGGCTGAACAGTTGAACCTTGCCAATGAGGGTTTGTGCTTCGATTGCGATGATCAGGCCATGATTTCGACATCAGGGAGACGGCCATAAAAAAACCGGACTAAAGTAGTCCGGCCTTTCAGCACTTTTATCTTTTTACATTTTAACTAAAGGATTTGCATATCAATTATTGGTAAATCTGGATGCCTCATTGCCTTGGCAAGTTCTGAAAGGTTTGAATTACACGCAAGAAATACTTTAGACTGAGATAGAATTCTAGCATCAACGTATGCGTCTTTATTTATTTTTAATCTTTTTTCCCCAACTACATGATGACTTAAATTAGTTGGAAAAGATGAAACAATTTGCTTACCATAAATCGCTTTTAATTTTAAAAACCGATTTTGGTCTTCAGTTGCCAAAAATATTCTATCGTTAAATTTATTAATATGTTGGCAAATAGTTTTAATACTGACCAATTCGCATTCGGTCGCTTTGTCGGTTCCTCTGGCATGAACGCCTATCCAATCATAAACGCCCATTGTATTTGGTAGTAGGCATCTATCTCTAAAACAACTCTCAAAAGCTAATCTGTTTTTATCAATATCTTTTGGACCATCACCATCCCAAATCAAATCCTTTACATAAAATTCTGATTCTCCAAATGCAGGGTTTGTAAAAAGGTCTTCCAATTGATAATCCTGAAACTCAATATTCCAGTTGCCATATTGCTCAAAGTGCAACCAACAAAGGCGCAATGCCTTATTCATTAAAGCCCCAAATCCATGTGAACGGTAATGGGGAGTATCTTTTGATTGAATTATCAATTTCATATTCCTCTTAAAGTAAATACCCATGAATCTGGCATATCCTTGCGATAATAACCTAAAAGTGAATTTTGATCCATTGGAGGCATTTCAAGAATGGATGCCAGTAAAGAAGCGGCTGATTGATCCTGACGGTGAAAAAGAAACCTAGGGTCGGAACTTTGATTATCATGGTTTCTTGAACCTCTGAACACCCCATCATGACAAGCCTTCATCCATCTATGAATAAACTCTCTACCTTTTGCGTTTTGAAGATTTACGCCAAAGATTCCAGTTGCAAGATCAGGCCAACTTTCTACTTTATTACGATTTAGCTTGAAGTACTCTAAGCTAAAATCATTACAAGTCTGAGCGCAATTGTAACCAGATGACCAAAAGAAAAAACCTTGCTCATCAATGATGTCAAAAATCGTCATTGGATCATTCAAAGCCCAAACAGACGAATCACACCAAAGGATGTGAGTGAACCCTTGGTTAATTGCTTCCATGAATGCCGAACACTTGACATGATAATTTGAATCCTTCGGGAATTCATCATTAGGCCATTGGTTTTTCCAAGTCAAAATAGTTCCGGCCCAACCAACTTGATTCAAGCTTCTGACTAGCCTATCAGTTCCGGCCCCATACCAACCACCACCAACACAAGCGTTAATAATAACGGGCTTATTTTCGGTCAAATCCATACTTTACTCTGAAAGGTGCGTTTCGATATTGATAATGATACAATGGTTTGCAAATGTGGTATTCTGTTTTGATTAATCCAGACTTTTTGAGCCTTTTTGAAAAGTCATAATCTTCACCGTATCTCAGGTCAATAAACCCAATTTGCAAAGCAATAGAACGCTTGATTGGTACTTTGTGATAAGGTGTTCTGACGTAATCATAACCATCTATACCATCCATCCAATCGGGGTAATTATTGCTAACATTGGCCCTTTTACCTTTGGTTCCAGAACAAGAAATCTCAAAGGTTATGCAGTCTGGTTGTTCTTTTATTCCTCTCCATATTTCAGTCAGATAATCGGTCATTACCGCATCATCTGAATCAATTGACACAACATATTCACCTTTGGCTTTTACGTGCATCCTCTGGCGTTTAAAGCCTATTGAGACTTCTTTGTTGTCCATGTCCACAATAATTTCAACCTGATCAGCAACGCCCAAATCATTAATCTGATTCTGGACATTTTCAACCAGTAAATCCGTCATTCGTTTTCGGTCAATAGTGGACGGAATAAGGATTGATAATTTACAATCCATAAATCAGGTTCTCAAAGTTGGTGTGAATTGGTCTCATCCCGAAGTGGGTAAAAATTGAATGAAAAGCCGATTTCATCATTTTGTTTGAATTGTATTCAACACAAACCAGTTTAGTTGCCATTTCTTTCAAGTTCATTTCTTTCAAAATAAAGAAATCCAGACCTTCAGCATCAATCGAAATGAAATCAAATGTCTTAACACTACATCCGGCATAAAAGGACGGCCATGTAAGTACATCAACCTCTGATTCGACAAATTGCTCTGTTCCTTGCCATCGTTTCATCTCATCCGGTTCAAGAGTGGATAGTAAACCAGAATCGCCCTTGTGTAAGTGACTGCCTGAAATGTGAAAAGGCATTTTACCGTTTTCCTTGCCAATTGCACATTCGAAGACCAGAACCTTTGAGCCATCGTAAAGTGTTTCAAGTTTCTGGAATGGATCAGGTGCAGGTTCAACACATACGCCAGACCAACCAGACAAGGCCAATGCCCGACTATTTGATAAAGTCTGCCCATCATTGGCCCCAATGTCAAGAAAACATCCTTCCGGTTGATTCTTGAAGTAATCCAGGATAACTTCCTGCTCGTTGTTTTGCGAAAATATCATTTTGGAAATCCTTGTTTTTGACGTTTGATAAAATTTGAATGATCAATCTTGTGCAGACTTGGGCTTTCTGTTTTCCGTGACAATTGATCGGCCGGAGCCTTACCGTATGCCGGGTGCAGATGGTCAAAGATAGGCTCAGAAATGAACCTGTGACATCCTCGTTGCTTTGCGACCTCAGTAGCTTCATTATCGCACCAGACACTCTTATAAGACGGATGATAAATGTACCCATCCCGGTTGAAGTAATCCCGTCCAATGATTGAAAGGGTTGATAGTGCATTGCCGGGCAAATGATGGTTCGTGTCACGAAAGTGCAAAAACAGATCCGTGTCACCTTTGAACATGAATGCGTCTTCAATGGTCTTGTCGAATCCTTTAATCGTGAAAACCTGATCATCCGAAACATTGACCAGAATATCCCAATGGGTGAAATGTTCTAAATCTCGATTAATCGCATCAATCTTGTTTCTTGATTTGCCGTAAAAAGAATGCATTTCAATAAAAAAGTTCTGATTAATCCATTCTTTGAATTCTGGATTATTGACCGTATAATCATTTTCATCCAAGGTCAAACAGATCAGGTAATCGGGATTGACTGCCATTGTCTGAATGTTCAGCAATGTTCGTTTGAGATTGTCGGGCCTTGATTTCGAAGTGACCTTATAAAGGATTTTCATGATTTCAATATTCGTTGTTCAAAAAAGTCTTTATGTTCTGGAAAGTTAGATGTAAACATCCTGGAGTACATGGATGAATAGTTGTTAAGACTTCCAATTAATATTACGCCTAATTTTGTAAATACAGTCTTTTGAAACACAAAATTTCAAAGCCAGATCATTATTTGACAATGTAGTATTTCTAATTTCTGCAACATCTTTTTCGGTCAATAATGCCCTTGGATGATTTGCCCGACTTCCATAATTTAATACATTGATTTTATGCATGGTATTTTCATAGTATGTTGCCCATTCTAAATTCCATTCAGCATTATTATAAGGATTTCCATCAATGTGATTAACAGTTTTTTTATTTTCAGGATTTTCTTTAAATGTTAAAGCAATCAACCTGTGAAGATTATGAATAGAAATTATCTTGTCTTTACTCAACCTGACATGATAGTATTTTGTTCCTTTTTGAGGTCTTAAAATCCGTTTTTGTCGATAATTTGATCTAATTCTACCAAACGAACTTACTTCATAAAGCCCCTCATATCCGACAACGCTTTTCCAAATTTCTTCCTTATTTTCCATAAAAAAAGATTGCCCCAAATGCAAAGGCTCGTCCGACTCCTGAATAGGAATAGGCAATGCAAGAGGGGCAAGGTTTTTGAATGTTTTCATATCGGACGAGCAATACAAATATACAAAATTTTATCCTGAAATATGTCTGTTAATTCCGGTGTGAACGCAGAAGCCCTCCAACAATGTTGCGGCCCTGAATCCATGTTTGAAGTATTGCTTGCCAACTAACTGTTCAGCTTGCAATGGGTTTGATGGTGACCAATGTACATCAGCGTACATTCCATTCGGAAAAAGTTTCTGGTAATCGGATAACCTGCGTAGACCACAATTAAAACTGAAGCCATTCCAGACACCTCTGTAACCCGTCTTCATCATTTGATATTTTACACCGTCCTCGGTGGTCAAAACTTGTCCAATTGCCGGGTGACCATTGCGGTCATTGGGACTTCTCAGCCATATTTGCATGATGTGAGCCTTTTCTTCCAGAATCGAAAGTGATTTCAGGACGAATCCAGTTTTGAAAAACTCCCAGTCGCATTCTAAATGCATTATATAAGGCGTTTCAACTTCCTTGTACATTCGGTCAATTGCCGCAATCTGATTTTTGTATCCTGCAAATTCCTTGTATTCGCAATCGGGCCACTTCCATGCAATAAACTCTCCAATCTCAACTGGCAATGGCAATCCAGAATCTTCATTAATAAAAAATGCAATTGGTGGCGGCCCATCCCAAAATTTAGCAACTGATGTAATTGTTTTCTCTAAAAGGTCAAACCGACCACAGGACGTGAGAGTTATTGTTATTTGACTTTCCACTTTGATAAATTTGATTGATGTGTAATAATAGAATCCCGATAATCCCCAAATCGACATACCACAACATTGCCGTCTGGATGAATTGCCAGAACGACAACCTGCGAATCCTGACTGATAATCCGGCCCTTTTCGCCTTGGATGAATCCTTTCGGATAGTAAACCCCGTACTGGTTAATTGAATCCATAGTGCTTTAATAGTTGAGGTGCTACAACATAAATCAAGAATATAATGACGCAAATGGTGATCATAAGCCAACTGAAGAGTCCAAGGTAGGACTCTCGCAGTTCATTTCTCGTTTCTCTATTTGGTAACATTGCTAAAAAACAAAGTAGGAGTCATCAATAATTGTCAGGTTTGTACCCGGTTCAAAATCCTTGTGGTTGCCTCCTAATATATCCCTCTGAAGCATCAACGATAACTTTGTCACAAATACGTGAACCCAAAGTTCAAGGTTGCCAATCACCGAACAAGACGAAATCAGAACCCCAACATCGGGGGTGTCATCGTTGATTTTGGAAAGGGTGATCTTGCCCCCATAAAGGTTTATGATCTCCTGAATCCTTTGAAGGTTGGAATTCCTCAACGAAAGTGAAGACTTAAATTGACTGTTTGACAATATGGCTATTGCGGCCAAATGATTTGCTGATGTTTGCATGAATTTTTTTGTTTTATTTTGTTGGGTCAAATATAGAATAATCAATTTCATATTTGCAACAAAAAAATAAAATAAAATGCCAAAGTATAATTCACTCCAAGCGTTTGCGGCTCAACAACTGGCTAACTTCCAGAACGCTACGGATGCCAACAAGGTACTGCGTACGGCTTGTGTTGATGTGGTTGCCGCAATGCTAAGACGAATTCAAAATGATGGTGAAAGGTCGGATGGTGCTAAAATGGTAACTAAATCATCTCAGAAATATGGTGCTTACTCAAAGGCATACGGACGATTTAGGGCTAAGAAAAAACGACAAACGGCCATTGTTGATTTGACCTTTACCAGTAGTGGCACAATGTTAGACTACCTAAAGCCCGGCCCGACCGGGGCAAATAGTTATGGTATTGGCTTTCTTGGGCCAGATGAATTCCAGAAAGCTAAATGGAATGAAGGTAACTTTGGGATTATCTTTGATCCGAGTAAATTGGAAAATCAATTAGCCCTCGTGTCAATTAACAAGTCAGCACAAAAACTACTTTCAAAATGACCATCAAATCCGACATCCAAAAACTGAACGATAAAATCTGCACCATGTTTGGCAATCAATGCCTCAACTATGGTGAAGGCCATGAAGTCATCTTGGAAAACGAAGGTGCTAACTATGCATCTGTCAAAGACAATCAGCCCTGCTCAGTCAATGACAACTATGATCTGGTAATGTTCTACGTTCGGACTGGATCGGAGCCTACTGGTCAGTTGAAGGGAGGCAACCAGACCGTTCTGAGCCGGAATGTATCCTATAAGTTGATCGGCAACGCCAAAGGGCCGGATGCTGAATTCAACCTTGCCGTTCTGGTCAATTCAATTGCAGGGATTAAATACACCGGGAGCGATAACAACGCAAAGTCAATCGCTCAGACCTACTTCGGACTGACGGAACACAACTTTGAGACGTATTTCTTCTCAATTGATTTCACTAATGTAGAAACCATTGTATGCCCTAAATGCTAAATCATGGCTGAAAAGAAATTCAAAGCAAAGGTAGACGGCAAGACCGTAAAATTTGGGGCAAAGGGTTACTCCATTGCACCAGGTACTCCCAAAGGTGACAGTTATTGTGCGAGGTCAGCCGGAATCAAGAAGTGTAAAAACCCACCATGCCCGAATGATTTAAGCCGTAAGGCGTGGGGATGCGAGGGCAAAAAGTCGGTAAAAAGTGCCGCAAAGAAATATAAGAGAATTTAAGTAAATTTGCAAAATGGTGCTACCATTCGATCAGATTTACATCATCAGCCTAAAAAAATCGACCAACAGAAGAAAACATCTGTTCGAAGAATTCAACCGCATCGGTGGTGTCCTGACAAAGTCCGGCCAGATTCCGACCATTGTGGATGCCAATAATGGTTGTAAGTATAGTCACTATGTGGACAACTCCACCAAGCGGATCAACCGGAAGCAAAACATAAGTCAGGGCGAAATCGGGTGCTTTGCATCTCATCGGGCCGTCTGGATGCAATTTCTTGAATCCGATGCTGAAACGTGTTTAATCCTGGAGGATGATGTCCGATTCGGGATGAACTTTCAACATCTGATTGAGAATTATGATCAGTTACCTGAATTCGATTACCTGAACCTTGGGTACATCACCAATAACAAATCCATTAAGAACGAATTTAAACACATCCTGCCAGACAAGTTTCAACTCCTTTACTCAGGTTCTGGAATGTGGTTGACTCATGCCTACGTTGTAAACCGTAAGGCGGCTCAAGTGTTCCTCGATGGAACTCAGGTTCAGACTGGTGGAATTGACTGGCAATTGACCGGGTTGCAAGACCGCATCAAGTCAATCGGGTTTCAGGGCAACCATGTGGCAACTCAGGCCAAAACAACACTCTGCAACCCCTCTTTAATCAAGCACACTCAATAAGTGAATAACTATGTCAGATAAATTAAATTACATCCGTCAGGCGATTGCCAAGGGTGAAACACGGGTCAATGTCGTTCGGACAAGAACCAACAGTTCAACGGGGTCAATAGAGATTGCAGGAATCGTTTCAGTTAATGCTGAGACGGCCCTGAAATTACTGACTACTCCATTCAATCAACGGCCATACATCTGGAAACGGATTCAACCTTTGGGATTTGATGCGAAAGGTTATGCCGGATCAAACGGAACCTTTGAAAGGCCGGATACAAACCCTCTTTCATTGGATGCCCTGAAGGAACAAGCACTTGCCAATCCTGAAGTAATTCAGGCAATCCTCGATGCTGAGAAGGCCAGAAAGAAGGCCGAAAAAGAGGCCGCAAAATCATCTGAAACCACCGAATCCGAATCATAATGGCAAACGTACTGGACATTATTAAAGAATTTGCGGCCAAGGCCGGGATTCGTGACAATCAGGAATTTGATTTGGCCCTTGCCGGATCTGCTGCTGAAACTCTAAAAGGTCTGGAATTACCGGATTCAGTAATTGATGTGATGCGGACCAACCTGATGGACATTGGACAAGCCAAAGCTAATTTGGACTTGAAAAACCATTTCACGGGTCAGGCGTTCAATGGTCTGGAATCCTCATTCTGGGATCAGTTGAAATCATCCGGTTTCGAAGATAGCGAAATCGAAGAAATCAAAGGTGCATCCAAGTCAACCGGGCAAAGGATTTCCAAGGCATTGGAAAAGTATCAGGCCAAAATGGACGATGCGAAGAAGCACAAGCCCGGGTCAGATGAATATGTGCGTAAGATTGCAGAGGCTCAAAAGGCTTTGGAAGATACCAGAAGCCAGTATGAATCGAAGCTAACAGAGGCCCAACGGTCGGCCAATGAGAAACTCCAAAAGTTCTGGATGCAGGGCAAACTTGCCGGGATTCAATGGAATGATGCCATCCCTGAAATCGCAAGGGAGGCAACATACAATGCCGCACTATCTGCCCAGTTGCAAAAGTATGATGCCAAACTTGTATTTGATCCTGAAACGCAAAACGCCAGACTGGTGCAAGCCAAAGATGAAAGTCTGCCTCTTGTCTTGTCCGGTAAAGAATTTGGATTTAATGACTTGCATTCTGTAATTTTGCAAGAACATAAACTTATGAAGGAGTCAGGTGGTGGCAACCCCAATCCTTCACCCACTCCAAACTATACCGCCCCCGTTCACGGTGGTGGAAGCAATCAGCCTAAACAGCATCCGTTAATTGCGAATGCTCTGGCGAACCTGAACATTCCTTCAATGGATTGATTCAGTAAATCACATTTACAAACGTGTCTACTGCTATAAATAATATTAGCCTTGGGGTGCTTACGTCACTCACGGCTAACATGATCAACAACGCTGAGACGGTCGGTATCAATACCGGAGCCTTGGGAGCGTTAAATACTGCTGAGAACCTTGCAACTGGTAAAATCATCCGGTTGGCAAATGATGACGGAACCGGAACGCAAAAGCAAGTTCGTGTTGTTACCAAGCAACGCCAGACTGCTGCTGATACCGTGTCTTCTAAATCATGTACTCCTGGTTCAGAACTATTGTACGAAGAGGAGGTTGTAACCATCTCTGACTATGTTGGTTCAAGATTCTTGTTGAACGAATCAACCGTTCGTCAATATGATGCATCCTACTCTGAACTTGTACGTTTGACTGGTTCTAAAGACCCTCGTCAGATCGTTATGAAAGCCTCTGAAATGGGATCGGCTACAACTGAACTTTCCGTAATCCGTGAGATGTTCAGCGATTTCCAATTGACAATGGATGCTCAGATTCAGGCAGTCAACAAGAAGATTCTTGCTTATGCACTTGCTGCCAAGGGTACTTATGTCGGTGGTGCTGCTACCAATTCATATGCCGTTCAGAATGGTGCAACCTACGCCAACGGTGCAGGTTCAATCAACCCAGGTGAATTGATGAAATTCCGTCAGGATATGAGAAAGACTAATTTCAACGGAACGCCTCACGTAATCTCTGGATTCGGTGCTTTAGATCGGATTTTCCAACAAGATTCAAGGTATTTCGGACCGGGTGCAAATGGTTTCGACTTCGCCTCTGTACGTGCGGCTGCCGGACAAGAAATGCGTTTATTCCAAGATCAGAATGTAGTAACTGAATTGGGTGCTGAAGATGATGCTATCGTATTCATGCCGGGTTCAATGCTTTATCTTCCGTTTATGCAATACGTAGGCAACTACGGTGACATTGGAGTAATGAAGCGATTCACTATGCCAATCCCACAATTGCCAAACGTGAACGTGGATGTGCGTATCCTGCCAGATGAGTGCAGCGAAAACTATGCGGTCTTCATCGACCAGTTCTTCGAAATCTACACACCTTCAATGGAGTTGTTCAAATCAACTGACCGTCTGAATGGTGTAAACGGTGTTTTCGAAGCCGCTTTTACACAATCGTAGACGGTTTAGGAGGATATTCAGACGGATATTCAGACGGCTACGATTAAATACAAAAGGGAGTCTAAATCAGGCTCCCTTTTGCTTTCCATAAAAATCCATGAGATGTTTTTGTTTTGCCAGAAACACATCTACCTACACAACAACCTGAGTATCCATATTTTTCAGAAGCACTTGCAATTGATTTAAAATCTGCAATCCATATTCCATCTAATGTAAATTGAGAAATGGGGGTTCTTCTTACTTTACCTTTTATGTTAGTTCTTTTCCCAAGTCCCTTATTAATTGCGTGTTGATTATTTTCTAACTGTGTTGCCCATTCAAGGTTCTCAATTCGATTATCTGTTTTAATCGCATTGATGTGGTTCACAGTTTTTTTGCTTTCTGGGTTTTCAATAAATACATCGGCTACTAATCGGTGAATTCGAAATGTCTTAATCTTACCCAATGCACTAAGTGTTACCATTGGGTATCCGGCTTTGTCAATAGTAAATCTCAGCATCCTGCTTTTATACGAACATTTAGTTTGAACGCCATTCAATACCTGCATCACAAACCGATCAACACTTCTTACCCTGCCTTGGTTTGAGACTTCATAAAAGCCATCATAACCTTTTACACTTTTCCAGATTTCTTCCATTTTAAAACAAAAGCCCCAAATCAAAACGAGGACGAGTCGTTCCAATCTGAGGCTATGTTGTGGCATTGCTGCCAGTTTCTTATACCAATCTCGTCCATTGGTTTATTACTTTGCAAAGATAATCAAATAAAGAGAGGGGTCAAAAACCCCTCTTTTTTTTTCTATTCAACCAAAAAAATAACCAATTCTCAAATTATGGAAATCGCAATTCCCGTTTTTGACTCTTTTCGGGCAGGATAAACCGTAAAGACCTCTCCTGATTCCTCATCCAAAAATGAGGTTTTTTCCTTTAAAGTTTTCAAAAAAGACTGGCGGTCCTTTTCGGCTTTGCTGATCTGCTCTTTCTGGTCGGCAATTCGGGCAATGACCGGATCACCCGTCTTATCGAAGTACCACTTTGTTCCCATCTCTTTCACTTCAACCTTTGCCCCATAGATGGCAAATGATTTGCCGTGTTTCTGGGCCTCTGACAAGGCGAATTCTTGGATTGAGTCTATTGCTCCATCCAGAGCCTTGCTCAATGCCTTAAGCTTTACAATGAGGAATAACGGGTCTTCAAAGCCGTTACTAACTGAATCCAGTATTTCGTTCTGGAATTCTGTAATCTCGGCCCCCGTTTGGGGACCGGATTTGATTAATTCAATGTTGTTCATGGTTATTTGATTCTAAAAAGGCATGGGGTCAAAATCTTCTTCCTGACTTGCAGGGCCGAAATTCTCAATCTTGTTCTTGATTTCCTCCATGTGACGAATTTCTGGGCTGATCATGGTCTTGTACTCCTTCGACTGGCGAATCTTGTCTTTCAAAAAGTCCGGCAACGAATCAAATTTGTTTTGGTCGAAGTTTTCCAGAGTGAATTCGAACGATGGGTTGATCTGTGGCGGCATAATAACGCCCTTCATTACCGTGCTAACTGAAGCAATCTTATCGTAAATCCGTGACGGGTCTTTCTTGCCTGGTTCATGAACGATTGAGAGCATACAAGGCACTCCGAGCAACTTGGTGACATCGAAGGCTTTCGCCTCGTCTTCCGTGAAGCCCTTGCCTCTCCAAGAGGTCAGAAAGGCCCGTAGGCTTGACTTCTCATGCATGGACAATGTGAACTCCTTACTGATCGCTTGCGGTTGTTCTCCCTTTTCAGGATTGAACACCTTGAGTTCGGTCGGAAGTTCCCAAGTTATGCGAACCTTATTGACCATTTTTTCCAAACCTTGGAACTCTTCTTTTACGGTTCCTATTTGAACCATTGAATAACACCTTGCCAGATATGTTCCGGCAGGGATTGGCTCATAAGATGAGCCGCCTGAATTGGTTGCGGTAATTGCCATTTTTTTGTTTGTTTAAAACTTTCGACAAAGATAAAACAATTCTTTCTATTTGCAACAAAAAAAAGAAAATAAGACAAAAAAATAGGTCAGAATATCCGACCTACTTTACTTCAACCCAAGATTAGAGTTACCCATATGAAGGTTTTAAACGTGGGCCACGTTTGCCCATATTGCCGACCAGTTCAGCCGCAATACGTTTGTTTTTATCGTTGTCGATGAGTTTAGGTTTGCATCCTTCGATCTTGTCGGCCCAATCAAATAGTTCCGCATTCTTTGAAATCGTATATTTTGGAACGCCATAAATTCGGAAAAATTCCGTTACTGTTAGCGTTGTTTGTATCTGTGTCTTTGCCATATCTATTTTTCAGATTTGCAAAGAAAAGTAAAAAAGAGCAATTTGCAAGAAAATATAAATGCCGGGTTTTAGTATGGAGTTTTTGCCGATAAAAAAGATTGGGCCTTTTGCCCCGTATGTTGGATCAGAAGACAACTTCCAGAAGGCCGTTGCTCGATACTTGGATGCTAAAGGTGTGCTATGGTTTCATTGTCCGAACGGAGGTCATAGGAACGTAGCTGAAGCCGCAAAACTCAAAGCGATGGGAGTCAAGGCCGGAATACCGGACATCCTGATTCTGGAACCGAGGAAGTTCTGTTACGGATTTGCCATTGAATTGAAGGTGGGCAAAAATAAATGCACCGATCACCAGAATGAAATGCGTAGGCACTTCATAGCCCACAATTGGCACGTCCTCGTCAGCTACTCCCTAGACCAGGTGATTTATGAAATTGATAAATATTTATCTTGATTATTTGCAACAGAAAAAAATACATTATTGATTTGCAAAAAATAACAAAAACAAAAATCATGGATACCATTGGAACAGGCAAGGCGAAAGAAAGCCTATTAACCAGAATTGATAAGTTGGAAAAGAAGTCTGAATCCAGACGGAAGCAGGTTGAATACTGGAGAGACAAGAGTAATTCTTGGGAGGAAAAGTTCTTCTTCGTTCAAGATCAAATGATCGCTGAGAATCAGGAAATCACCAAAAAACTGGAAACCATTGAAACCAAGTACAAATGGGCCAATGAAGCTCATAAGATTATGAAGCAATCCAACGAGGAACTTCTGGAGCGATGCCGACTTGCCGAGAGTGGTGAACTGGTGTCAAAAATGGAAGTTAAGAACCAGAAAGTTGAAATCATGTTGATGAAAGGCGATTTGGAATTTTACCAGAACGAATTTGAAACTTTAAAGAAGGATCACGAAGAACTCCACAACGATCAGAAGTACACCAAGGTACTTACATGGGTGGGTTGGATTATGTTCTTCACGACTCTTTTCGGTTTCATATTTTTACGCTCATAATCATGACACAAGAAGAAATCAAATCCACGTTGCAACCCTTACTGAAAGCCATTCAAAAGGCTGAACAGGAATATGCAGAGGCCAAGGCGTTGATCAAAACGGCCATTGCGAAGCCGTATATGAATAAGCCTTGCAGGATTACCAAAGGTAACTTCGAAGACAAAGAAGGCAGGATTGTGAACGTGGTAATTGATCCGAATTATGATGTGTGGTTTCTGGTACAAATTGGAGAAGATGCCCACTATTATCCAATAGAATATCTGGAAGTCTTTTTGGAGAAATGAAAATTTAGTATATTTGCAATGCCGAAAGGCTGATGGGTCGCAGCATCAGAAAATCTTTCATCTTTTTTTGCCTTTATGAGCCTAGTACGGACTGCGACCCGGAACGGCACATAAAGGCTTTTCTGTTTTATAACATTTTATGATAAGTTTTAAAAAAACATGGAGATTCTTTTACAAAAATGAACTCAGAGAGAGATGTGAAAGATTTGAGGTTGAAAAAGATGATTTAGCCCCATTTTTTTGTATTAGTCTTAAATGGTGGTCTGCAAAAAGTAATGGTAAGGAAGTTGAACTTGAACTTGATGATAAAAACACAAGAGAACTTTACTTATTTCTAAAGGATTATTTTGACAATCAAAACACTTTAGAAAATGGCTAAAGACCCTGCATTCTTGTTTTATCCTGGTGATTATCTCAGAGATACTCAATGCCTTTCCGAATCGGTTCAGGTTGCTTACGATCGTATCATGTGTGAACATATGAGAAACATATGTATTTCACAACAACAACTAAATTTCTTTACAAAACGATTGAGTGAAGATGAAAAGTCAGAACTTGAAATGGTTTTGACTAAGGTTGAGGGTGGTTTTCAAATTGCTTGGGTTGCTGAAAGTATCTGTAAAAGAAAGGCTTACAGTAGTAGTAGAAGTGAAAATAGAAAGGGAAAACCTAAAGAAGATATGAATAACATATCTGATACATATGTGGAACATATGGTAAATGAAAATGAAAATGTAATTGAAGATAAAAAAGAAGATAAAAAAGAACCTAAAAAACCAAAAAGTAAAAAGCCGATAATTCCGACCGAAGAAGAATTTTTAGCTTACTATAAATCTGAACTTTCAAAACAATTTCCAGGTCTTGAATTCAATATGAAAGCAAAATATGAACAATGGGTATTTGATGGTTGGAAAGATGGTTTTGGCACAGAGATAACTAATTGGAAATCAAAAATGAAAAATGCCATTACACACATGAAAATAAAATATGACCCTAACCAACAAGCCCCAATCGGCCCTCTGGCCTTTTCTTCCAAAACAATAAACAAATGAAACAAGCAGAACTTGAACAAGTCATCCTCGGTGCGGTCCTGATCGACAAGGACGCACAGATTGAATTCTTTTCTCTGGTCAACTCTGCAGATGTCTTTACAGATGACAAGCACCAGATCGTTTATCAGGCCGTGAAAGCCCTCTATGATGACAACAAGCCCATCGACATCCTGACCATTGCCGAATGGACAAAGAAGGCCGGAAATTATAAATCAATGGGAGGTGGCAAAACCCTAACCACATTGGCCGGGAAACTATCTTCTGCCGCCCATTTCAGCATTCACATCCGTTTTCTTTTGGAAGCATACGTGAAACGTGGAATCGGTTCGTTCGCACAACAATTGCTCACATCATCCGTCAATGATGTGGATGATGTCTTTGAACGTGTAGCCAAAGTTCAGGCCGGACTTGAAAACCTGATTAACCAGGTAATCGTGAAAGACGAAAAAAGCATTTCCGAAACCCTGCGTGAAATTCGGGAAAAATGGGAGATTGAAAACATCTCTGGACTTGCAGGTATGGCAACCGGACTACATACGCTTGACGCCGCTACGGGCGGCCTTGTTGACACGGATTTGATTGTAATGGGTGCAAGGCCCGGGCAGGGCAAAACGGCCTTCCTGATGAGCCTTATACAGTCCTATTGCAAGCGAGGTATTCCGGTGGGGATGTTCAGTCTGGAAATGGGCCAGACTCAACTGGTTCAAAGGTTGCTTTCTTTGGAGTCGGATGTATTTGCCTATAAAATCCGAAACGACAAATATGACAACTATGATCGTCAACGGTTATACGATGCCGCATCCAAAATCGACAAATGGCCCTTGCACATCAACGATGAAGCCGGAATGACCCTGAGACGATTGCGGACGAGGGCGCACATCTGGAAGAAGGAATACGGAATCAAACTGCTCTGCGTGGATTACCTGCAACTGATGTCATCGGACAACAAGAAAGGCAATCGAGAATCCGAGATTAGCGAGATTTCCAGAGGGCTAAAAATATTAGCCAAAGACTTACAAATCCCAATCATTGCCCTTTCCCAGTTATCGAGAGCCGTTGAAAGCCGGACGGATAAGATGCCGCAACTGTCTGACCTCAGAGAGTCGGGAGCGATTGAACAAGATGCTGATTCGATCTGGTTCCTGATGCGACCGGGTTACTATCCTCAGTTCAGGGAATCCAGAACTACAATGGTCGAGGGTGACGAGTATGAGACGGAAAACTTATGCATACTTTCAATAGCTAAATTTCGGGCCGGAGAAACTAAATTACTGGCGTTGAAATGGGATTCAAACTTGATGAAATTTAGTGACTACCATGCACAGACCACTTTCTAAAGACAATTGCCTGCAGATTCTGCCGTTCGTGAATGCCTTGCAGAATCGGGTAAAGGATCAATCTGTCACCAAGATGGACATTTCGATATTTATCACCCTGGTTAAAGACATTTTAAAAAATGACAAACCAGAACAAATCAGGTAATGGCAATTCAAAGGACATCCGGTTGATTGAACAGATGATGGAATCGGTGATCAGGAAACGTGACCATCATTATGACAAAGCCAAACAACTCAAGACAAAAAGCCAAATCCAGGAACACAAAGCCAATGCTGAATTCTACGATTCACTTTTCTGGATTCTAAAAGACCATAAACGATTAAAAACCAAAGAAATAAGCTATGCAGCACTACCAAAAAAAGACTAAGAAAATGTCCGAATACAACGGAATCAGGAAGATAACCGCAACATTTAGCGATGAGCAGATGGACCGATTTCTTGCCGTATTTGGGCAAATGAACCGTTCAAAGCTAATTCGTGATTTATTGATGAAGGCGGTTCGAGAAAAAGAACAAGAATTGAACGAAAATAAATGATTAATTGACTCAAAAAATCCACATAATTGCATTGCTAACTAATATATCTGGCTTAATCATTGTTTTTTACAATTAAATATTGAATAAATCTTACAATGAGTACTAAAATGGACGCAATCAATATTGAAGTGGTGGAAAAGCATTATAAAGATTGGATAAAAGACAATCCTGGTTGGCCTTATGACTCCAGTACAATGATTCACTTCGGGGAGTTCTGCCTTCATAAAGAGTTGGATAAGTACCATGAACTTGAGGAGGCTTCGAACGGGGCTTGGTGGGATCAGGTTAACATCATTCTTTTGGTGAACTTCCTCAGGATGCCCGAAGACCGCCAGAAACGATTATTCCAGTCCATAGTTGAACGCAAACCCAATCTGATTAAAGATTACCTGATATGACACATAAGGAGCAAGCTGAACGGTTCTTCGAAGAGTGGGAAGCCAAGAACAAGGAATGGCCTTACTACCCTGAGATGGTGATTAACTTTGCGGCCTATTGTCTGAAGAACCAAGAGGCCGCAGATTTGAAGAACTTCTACTATTGGGTCAAAGCCAATAAATTGATCGGATTATCGACTGAAGAAAAGGTCCAATTTTACTTGAAAGACAAATGAAGCACGAACACACCTACTCTTTGAAAATCTACAATGGCCGTATAAAGGTCTATGTGGATGACTTTGTGATGTTCTCGTTCAACCAGATTGACTTTGCCGGATATTACGCCTACAAGGACGATACAGACCTTTATGGTCTTGACATCTACCTGAACCGTGAGAAGGCCGGACCGATGCAGATGGAGGTATACTTTAAGACAAAACAGAACTGGATGGCAATACTCAAACTTCTTGACGAACATTTATAACGGTTCTCGGCTTTGCGATGGTGGGGTTTCAAGGCACAAATGTTCAACCCACAACTAAACTTAAATAGAAGTACAAATGACCAATAAAGCACAAAAGCCCCACTATTGCAAAACCGATGTTATAAGCAGTTGCGATTGCTTAGTAGGATTTCTTAGCGGAGAAAAAGTAAACAAATCTACTATTGATTATGAAGTAGAAAGGATTGTAAACATTCAACCAACTTTTAAAAAGTATGGCTTATTGAATGGAGAACCACAAACTAAAAGTCAAATAGTAGATGGTAGAAAAGGATATTTAAGCAGATTTGTTTACTGCCCTTATTGTGGCGAAAAAGTCAATTGGAAGCAGGTTCTTAGCAATTGCTTATAACATATCGCTTTACGCAATTAAAGTAAAATTGTAAGCAAATGACACACCAGACCGCACTCGACCGACTGAAAAAAGAACTGGAATCCTATGGCGATTCACAGTTTATGATCATTGATTGGCACGCCTTGAACGGGATGTTTGAAAAGTCAAAGGAAATGGAGAAAAACCAGATCAGCGAAGCCTACCGGAGCGGAGTTGAGGATGATGTGATATGGAACCCTTTGCGGACGGGTGAGATGTATTACAATGATACATTCGGATAAATTATAGCTATTTTTGATTGCCTTAAAAAGAGGCAAGTAGGGATTTAGAGAACGTGATAAAATGCCTCTACCATTGGCAGGGGCTTTTTTCACTCACTCTTTGGAAGTTGCGATTCAATCCGGTTTCGCTTTTTAACCAAATCCCAAAAGCCAGTAATGAACTGGCCTAAAACATAAATCAGTATAGCATCTGACTTGTCTACCTTTTCGAATTTATAAAGCCATCCCAAGCCGAATAGAAGCCCTGCCGTCATCAATGTGACAACGGCAAAGGTTATTGCTTCCATCCACCTCTGAAAGGTCATTAAAGGCCGGGGAAAATCCCTTTAATCAGGCCACCAATAAACCGACCTCTTTTCTCTGCTCTCTCAACCTTTGAACTCTTTGAAAGATTGACTGAATCCAGATATTGAATACACAAGGCCAATTTTTCAATCTCAGATTGTAGCGAGTCATTGCCATTCTGCAACACCTGGATTCTGACGGACTGCACCAACATCAAAGAATCAACCTTCCGGTCAATCTTTGAGCGTTTCTGAATGCCAGATTGAATTTGTTGTTCGATTGCAGCCAGACCCAGATAAAGAGCCACAACTGCGATAATTAGATACTTCATAGAATTGATTTGATAAACTTTAAAAATTTAGCCCAAAATGATAATCTGCGTTGATTGATTGCATCCTTTAGAATCAAAGGTCTGATCTGTGTTTCCCATTCCGGTTTACTCACATCCCTGACACGCTTGTAGGTGTCAAGGGCCGCATTGAAGCAACGCCAAACAAGCAGGATTAACCAACCATGATAGAACAAGAATGACTCAAATGATGAGAAGCCAATGTTGACATCGGCAAGTGAATACATCATTCTCATAGACCAATACGAGCATTGGTCACCAACGGCCTGAAACGTATCCTGCCGAAGGTTACACACGAAGGTGGTAAGAAGCTTCATTACTTTGACCAGATGACTTTAGCAGGTAATGACGGATCACAATCAACGTGAATCCATGACTTGTAAACACCAATCCGGTTGAACCCAACCGCCAGAAGTGAAGTGAGAATCCGATAGCCTTCCGTACCGGATGAATAACCGATGTCAGCCGCCCAACCTTTGGTATGTGCCGAATTCGGTTCACCACCACCGACCGCCTTGTTATGAGCCGGAGTCCTGAAGCCTGAGTTGATCTTAAAAGGCAATCCGCATAATTCACGGGCCTTGTCAAGTTTAACGAGAAAGTCTGATTGCATAGCTGAACCGCTTCCGGGGGCATCAGGTGAATCAAACTCACGTAAAGTGAAGTGTTTTATCTGTACCATTTAACAAATGTCCATCAAAAAATTATACAATCAAAACGGCCTGAAAATCAAAGGGATAAAAATAATTGAAAAAATATTTTCTATTTCTTCTTAAAAAAGTTTGCAGAAATGAAAAGTAGTTGTATTTTTGACCCGTCATCAGATAGATGATAATAGCGGCCCGCTAATCAGGGTTAACTTTTTTAAGTTATGTCAGTTTCCCCTCTTTCTTTTTCTGCTTCTCGTTCAGGGTTTAATGCTTACTTAAAAGCATCTGGAATCAATCCTGCTGACAAAACATCTGTTTTGATGTTTTCAATCCCTTTTGAACAATTTAAATCACTCGACAGACGGACTATTGATCAGAAGATTGAAGAAGCCGGAAATGAAGCGGAAAGACTTCATGATGTTTATATTAACTCTTTAAAGGACGGGAAAGAAGCAGATGCAGAATTTGCATTAGCCGGATGGAATCGTAGATCATCTGAGTTTTTAAGTCTGATAAAGCAAAAATATAAATGCAATGTTATTTAATTGGGTGAAAAATGGCGGCCATTTTCGGAGAGAATGCCGCCTTAAAAACGGAATTTGGCTTGTAGTTGATCGGAGTAATGGCGGCTATTATTGGGCTGTTAATAGTTGTGGAGGTTCGTTGTCAAATCCATATATAAAGAGAGAAGAAATGGCTGAAAACATGAAAGAGGCCAAGCAGAAGGCAGAATCAGAATATTTAAAAACATCAAACGAAATAGCTTCTTTATTCTAATAATCAACATGGGGCTTCGGCCCCTCATTTTCAAACAATCAAAAAAATAATCATGAGAACAGTAATTCAAAAAGCAACAAAAAAAGAGTGGTTGAATTCATTTAACCAGATCAGGTCTCGATTTCCGAATTGTCTGGACAATCCAGATAGCAGAACAAAGGAAGGAACCAATTCGTACACCATCCTGAAAAATGGCAAACTATTAACCGTTTACTATGCCTAAAGGAATCCCAAACAATGGCCCTCGCAAATCAGGATGCGGACGCAAGGCCGGAGAGCCAACGACAACGATAGCGTTTCGCGTTCCGGTTCAGTACGCAAGCAGATTGAAGATTGCAGTCAAGAACCTGGTCAAACAAATGAAGCAGGAACGTGAATTAAATTCAGCACTTGTCAAAGCCTCATAATTTGAGGCTTTTTCTTTTTATATTTGCAAAAACAATTTCAATTATGCCACTCAAAAAAGGATATAGCGATAAGACCATCAGCAAGAATATCAAGACTGAAATGAAGTCTGGACGCAAGCAACCCCAAGCAGTTGCAATTGCCTTGTCGGTTGCTAAAAAAGCCAAAGCAGCAGCTAAAAAGAAATAGTCAATTAGTCTTTATCTTTGCAAAAAACAAAAGCAATGAAGAAGCCCGGATTGTACGCCAACATCAACGCAAAAAAGAAACGCATTGCCGCAGGTTCTGACGAGAAGATGAATCGTGTCGGCTCTAAGGCCGCACCATCGGCATCCGACTTCAGGCAAGCCGCTAAAACGGCTAAGAAGGCAGCTAAAAAGAAATAGTCAATTAGTCTTAAAATCATACCGTGAGAACGGCACTACTTAAATTTAAACACTATGGCCGCACCCATCGGAAACGAATTCTGGAAGCGTAGAACTAAACATGGAAGAGATAAGTTATTCACCAAACCTGAACTACTTTGGGAAGCTGCTCAAGAGTATTTCCAATGGTGCTTTGACAATCCATTAATTGAAATTGACTTTGTCGGCAAGGATGCCACACAAGTGCAAAAGCCAAAAATCAGGGCTTTTACTTGGTCGGGATTGGAATTATATCTTGATATTGATTCGCTCAGAGAATACAAATCAAATCCAGATTATAAAGAATTTTCCCAAATCATCACACGCATAGAAAAAATAATGTACACCCAAAAGTTTGAAGGGGCTGCGGCAGGGCTATTAAATCCGAACATTATTGCCCGTGATTTGAGATTAAACGATGGCGATCCGGTTCCAACAAATCTCACCGTGACCATCTCAGGCCCGACACCACCGAGTGAATAAATCCTGATGCGATAACATTGACACCGGAGTAAATTAGCATAACCACTAAAAAAGGGAATGAATTATCATTTTGAACGTCAATTTTGGCTTAAATGGTATTGGCCTTTCATTGAGACCTTGTACACCAAAGAAGGTCACTACGGCACAAGGCAATCGGCCAAAAGCCACAACATCGCCAGAAAGCTAATCTACCATTCGTTCAAACCGGAACAGTTCAATGTCATCCATTCCAGAAAGGTCTATTCAGACATTGAAGGTTCTACGTTCACTCTGCTGACCAACCTAATTTACAAGCATTTCAAGAATGATTTCATCATCCGCAAGAATCACTTTGAGATCATCAACAAGCATACGGGTAATTGGTTTAGAGGTTTGGGAATGGATAAGGCTGAAAAGGGTAAAGGTGTGGAAGGGGCCAACATTGCATGGTTGAACGAAGCCAACCAGTTTACACGGGAAGATGTGGATTACATCGACACAACCCTGCGAGGTGAATCCGGTGTGAAGATCAGTCTGATAATGGACTGGAATCCGGAATCCATCAATCATTGGTTAAAAAAGGAAGTGGATGACAACATTGACAAACCGGATTGCATTTACCACAAGTCAACTTTCTGGGATAATTACACTATCGACCGGGAAGCATTGCACGAACGATTGCTTCGGATCAAAGGTCACGGGATGGAAGGTGAACGCAGATACAAGGTTTGGGCATTGGGTGACTGGGGCATTGAAGACATTGACCGGACCTTTGCCTATGCCTTTGACGTTGGCAAGCACGTTGTAAAAGGCCCGATTCAAGTTGTTCCACAATATGACCTTTACTTGTCATTTGACTTTAACGTAACAAACACCTGCGGAGTTTATCAGTTCCTGAAGAATGCCCCTGGTCAAAAGTATTATGCCGTAATCAGCAAAATAAAAACCTATCGAATCGGGGATCTTCGGGTCTTATGTGAAACGATCAAAGCCGAATATCCAAAAGCCAGATTCATAATCAACGGTGACGCATCCGGGCAAAACAAGAGTGCGTTTACATCCGACAACATCTCAGCATACACGGCCATTAAAGCCCATCTACAACTGAACGATTACCAGATTCAGGTTGCCCCGGCTAACCCGTCACACATCCAGTCAAGAGTCATTACCAACATGGTCTTCCAATTGTGCAAAGTTCAAATCAGCGATGAGAACGACCTGACGATTGAGGACTTGAAGCAAGCCCAAGTAGACCGGAATGGATCATTAGACCCGTGGAAAACAAAGAACCCGAACCTATCCCATAGTCTGGATGAATTCAGATATTTTGTTTTCACGAATTTTCACGAAATTGCATCCTTTATTGATCTGTAAATATGAAATGCTGCGACACCTGCTATTCGATTTGTGAGCCTCTGATAAGTTGCTTTGAAACGCTCTTGGTTTATCTGCCGATTGGATATTCAGACGAAACGGTTAAGATCAGGATTAGCAACGGCCAGAACCATGTGACCTATCAGACCTCTGAGGTCATCGGTGGTACGCACATTCAGATTGATTTGGACAACACATTGATTCCGCAGGGTTTCTTTTCCGGTTTTGGTGGCCCATATCAGATTGAGTTTTTTGGAATCGACCTGAACCAATTGACATTTGTTGCAATTGACGGAAAAACGTATAATTGCATCACCTTCCAAGTTGTGAACGGATCAACGGATGAAACGATTGCGTTTGTCAATGCGTTCTACAACGAGATACCAGGGGGCTACTGATTATGAGAAAGCAGAACGGACTGAATGTTTATACGCACGATGAGGCGGTTGATATGCTGCTGAATCAGGACGAGCCAAAGCCTGAAAGGGATAATTCAGCCTTTAAAATCCTTCTGGTTCTGGCAATCGTTGTCATACTTTCAATCCTTTTGTTTTAACCATGAAAAACTATGAATCCAACTGTGGCGGCAAGCGGAGAGGGTGCTGCATTATTGTACCTGACGTTGATAGCGATTCTGTCAGCGTTCCTATCCTTGTTTATAGATCATCTGTTGGACGATCACCCATTTGGGCAGTCATACCTATCTCAAATCCAAAAGCTACCCATAAACATCGCAAAGCCATTAGGTGAATGTGTGTATTGTTCGGGTGCTTGGCAGTTTCTAATTTTCTCTATTTTCATATTTAATCAGTCAATATGGCTTTCAATCTTTGGCCTTGGTTTAAATCACGCAATCCTCAAACTACTGGTATTCTTACGCAACAAGCTGAACCCGTAATTCCTCAGTACAATGGAACTGCCGACCGCAAGCATTGGGATAAGATCAAGTTTGCGTTCACTTCTGGCAACCGGAACTACTTCTGTTTCTCGCACGATATTAACATCCCTTACGAGAGGATGTACGCAGCGATTGACATTTATCGGGAATTGGATGCGGCAGTCAATCCGGTGTTCCTGGATTCCCATTGCAAAGCCGTAGATGCCGTCCTTGAATCCGAAAAGATCAAGACCAACAAGAAACTAATGGAAATCGGCATCCTGAATGCCCGGTTAAAAGAACGTAAAGAACTGGCTATTTCAGTCCAGATTCAGTTGAAACTAGCAACGGTCAAATACTTTGACGAGACAGAGAACCCATTTGGCTATCAGCACGACTACAACAAGGCTAAGATCGAACATTGGGCTAAAAATGCCGATGTTCCTACTTTTTTTTTGAGTCTGCCGGAAAATCAATATCTGACTACTGGAGACGAGTTACAGAGGAGTTTAGCGACTTATTTAAAGGGCGAAACACTAATGAACTTGAAGATGTTAGAGCATCATATTACATTGTTAGCCTCAGAGACTTCAAACGAAGATACTCAGAAAATCTTAGCTTTGCAGAAGGGATGGGAACAGACCTTTCTGGATTGGTCGAACAACCCCTCTACACTTACTATCTGATGTACTCGCATTGGGTAGCAACACTTAAAGCTAACAAGTCCAATGCGAAACTATGAGTACCTTAAGTACCAATCAGATTGTCGTTGAATACATCATCAGAGGTGATGAAGTCAATAAAGCCAGAACAGCATTTGATAAATTAACCGAAGCTGAAAAACAAGCTATTATAGCTGCTTTAAAATTAAATGATAGTTTAAGAACTACCGGAAGAGAAGGCAGAAGAGCAGCCGATGATGTTTCAAAAAGCTTGACTTCTTTGAGTGGAATTGCCGGAAAACTTACTGGTTTATTGGCAGGGGCGTTTGCCATTTCGTCAATTAAATCATTTTCGGAACAAGTATTAAAAACTACAATTGAATTTGATACTTTAAGAAAGGCAATCAATTTTACTTCTGGATCAATGGAAGTAGGGTCTGCGAATTTTAATTTCTTAAAAGAAAACGCAAATCAATTAGGAATATCTCTTGAAGCTGCATCACAAGGATTTAAAACAATTTCAGGGGCAGCAAGTCAGGCAGGATATTCAAATAAACAAGTACAAGAAATTTTCCTAAATACTTCAAAAGCAATATCTGCATTTGGTTTGAGTGCAGAACAATCAAATGGTGTTTTTCAAGCCCTTTCACAAATAATTTCAAAAGGAGTTGTGTCGATGGAAGAATTGCGGCAACAACTTGGGGAAAGACTACCTGGTGTTTTTGCTATTGCCGCCAAAGCAATGGGATTGACAACTCAAGAACTAACTAAATTAGTTGGTCAGGGTAAAATAACACAAGAAGAGTTCATTATTCCATTTACAAACGCAATGGGAATAATGGCTGAAAAAGCTTCTGGAATTGATTCGGCAGGCAAAGCAGTAACACGATTTAAAAATGCGTATGATCAATTATTAATATCATTAGGTAGGTCTGCCGATGAAGAAGTAGGCGTGATTGGGTTCGTAACAAAAAGAGCAACAAATCTTTTTAATTATTGGTCTAAAGCTTTTGAAACTGATTTACAAAAAGTTGAAAACGCAGCAGGAGAAGGATATCAAAGAACTATTGATTCGGTAATTAAAGATTTACCTGCGGCTGAAAAAGAAGCCGTACGATTGAAAATTATAGAAATGCAAAAAGAATCACAGGCGAGAAAAAAAGAAATACAAAAACAACTTGACGCAGAAAAGAAAAGATATGAACAATTAGGATTTTTTGAAAAATTAGCAGAAGGCGGTATTGCTGAATATTATGAAAAACAAATAAAAGCACAAGACTTATTAATATCTAAATATAACGGTCAATTAAAAGCACTAAAAGAACTATCTGAAATAAAACCGCCTCCACCCCCACCTACAACATTAAATGAAGAAGATATAAAAGCCCTAAAAGAAAAATTTAAACTGGAAGAAAAACGTCTTGAACTTCTTACTCAAATCCGTAAAATTGAAATGGATTCACGAGCAGGAAACCTTGCGGCTGACAAGGCTCTTTACGATGCCAAACTTGAATTGAGAAGACAATACACCGCCAAAGGATTGACGTTTGCCAAAGAAGAAACAGACCTTTTAAAAGCCCAAAGTAAAAAGACCGGAGAGGACTTGATTCAGCAAGACCTTAAAGACCGGATGGAAGGCAAAAACATTTTAGACCAATATCACAAAGATTCTGAAAAGTCTTACGATGAATACCTTGCAAACCTTCAGAAAAAGAAACTGCAAACCGTTGACATTGATAAATCAGCAAACAAAGAATTCATTAAAGATGAAAAAGAAAAATGGCAAGAAATTATAAATATAACTGAGGCATACTCACAATTGGCAAATAACATTGTTCAAGGGTTTGCCACCCTACGCCAACAACAAGCTCAAAACGAACTGACGGCATTGAATAATAAATACAATGCTGAACTTCGTCTGGCCGGAGATAATGAGCAGAAGGTTAATGAATTGAACGAGAAAAAAGCACAGAAAGAAAGGGAGATCAGAACCAGAGCATTTGAAGCCCAAAGAATGGCCGCAGTTGCAGAGGTTGTTTTTAGAGTCGGTCCAATCATTGCCCAACAAATAGCCGGAGTTATTACCGCACCATTAGCCATTGCATCATACGCAGCAGCAGCAGCCCAGATTGGGTTCATATTAGCCCAACCAACACCCGAGTTCAAGGAAGGAACGAAGGGTAAGCCTTTCAAAGGTGGAAAGGCCATTGTCGGTGAAATCGGTAAAGAGTGGGTTGTAACCACATCCGGTCAGGTGTACGAAACACCAGCAGTAGCTACCTTGGTCGATTTGCCAAAAGGCTCTCAGGTAATCCCACACAACGAGGTGATCAGGGCTGAACGATACATGGGTTCAAAGCTGATGAGAGAAGGCCGTGGTGACGGTGCAACGGGTCACATAGTGAATGAATTGATTTCGATCAAGGACACATTGTCGAAACTCCCAATCACATCCCTGACGATGGACGAACGAGGGTTCACAAAGAAGATTCAAACCAAGTCCAGAGAGACGAGGATATTGAATAATAGATTTGGCAATTAAA